AATGACAGCAACAACAAAAATTACACAAATCTCAGACTCCCAAATTATTTTGGAAGAAGTCGATTTCCTATTTGCTCGAAACTTTACTGGGCGCCAGGAAAAATACAATCGTGCAGGAGACCGTTACTTTAACGTTAAAGTAAATCCTGAAGATGTTGACCTACTTTTATCTTACGGTGTAAATGTTAAACAATATTCACCTAAAGATGTTCCTGATGATCTCGCTGCCAAGATGGAAGAGAACCCCGACATGTTTGAACCGTCTTATTTCTTCAAGGTCCGTGTATACACACAATTTGGTTTGCCAAGTATTGCCATTATTTATGATGATGGAACTACTCCAGTTGATGGAGATATTGATCCTCGCGACCGTATGTATTTGACCGAAGAATCACAGCTATCAATCATCGATGATTTGGAAATCGCAATCTGCGATATGACAATCGCTCGACGAGACCCAAGTCCAGACGGACAATATGCTCGTCTCAACCTTAAGAATGCCTACATCCGAGTGGTGGATAACCTACTCCGTCGTAAATATGGCTTCTAATAAAATTGAATTATACGACTATCAACGTCAGGCGGTTGATAGGTTGCATAATGGTTCTGTATTGTTAGGAAAGGTCGGTTCTGGTAAATCCTTTACCGGCCTGTTTTATTATTTGAAGAATCATAGCGACTTACCATTGTATATTATCACAGTAGCTAAAAAGCGAAACGATAAAGAGTGGCATAGAGATATGGAAGCTCTAGGTATAAATGGGATAGTTGATTCTTGGAATAATATTACTAAATACACTGATGTTGAAAACGCATTCTTCTTATTCGATGAACAACGAGCAATTGGTTATGGTTCGTGGGGTATGTCTTTTATTAAGATAGCCCGAAAGAATAAGTGGATAATGTTGACAGCAACGCCTGGTGATGTATGGATAGATTGGATGTGCTTATTTATAGCAAATGGATTTTACAAAAACAAATCTCAGTTTGTTGATATGCATGTTGAATACAATCCCTACTCGAAATTTCCACAAATCAAACGATATCATGGAGTAGACCGATTAGATAGACTCCGTAGAAGTTTGGTAGTGGCCATGGAAGACTTTAGAAAAACTAAAGTTAACCGACTCACAATTAATACATCTTTTGACAAAGATTTATATTCTCAGGTAATGAAGTCAAGGTTTAATCCATACACGGAAGAACCTATTACCAGCGCTTCTGAATTTACTCAAGTGTTACGAAGGATTGTTAATTCTTCAGACCGTAGAAAGCAAGCAGTTAAGAATGAAATTATGACAAGAGATAAAGTAATTGTGTTTTACAATTATATCTATGAACTTGACATTTTGACAGATATTTGTCAAGAATTAAATAGAGCGTATTATCAATACAATGGTGCTAAACACGAAGCTATACCAAACAGTGACTCGTGGATATACTTAGTGCAATACACCGCAGGAGCCGAGGCTTGGAATTGTATTACTACCGATACGATTTTGTTTTATTCATTAAATTACTCATACAGAGTAATGGACCAATCCGAAGGTCGGATAAATCGCGTGAATACCTCCTTTAATGATCTTTTTTACATTTATTTCAAAAGCCCGGCTTCGATTGATGACGCAATATCTAGGTCTATAAAATCTAAGAAAAAATTCAATGAAAGGAATTGGGTTACAACCACATGTCCAAATTGGAACGAGACTTTCAACGAGAACTAATCAAGGATATTAAAAGTCGTTTTCCAGATGCTATAGTTAAAAAGAATGACTCTAGTTATATTCAAGGAATACCTGACTTGTCTGTAGACATTGGGCCAAATTCCTATCATTTAGAAGTTAAACGTTCTAAGTCGGCCCCATATCGTCCTAATCAAGAATATTACTTAAACAAGTATAATTCCACAGGAGGTTGGGCAAGAACTATTTATCCTGAAAATAAGGAGGCTATATTGAATGAAATGGAACAAGCATCCAGAATTCGAAGGACATCATAGTTTCCTTAGTGCTAGTCAATGCCACTGGCTTAATTATGAGCCAGAAAAACTCATCGAACGTTTTGAAAATGAGAAGGCAAAACAAAGAGGCACGGAGCTTCATGAATTTGCTAGTTTATCTATTCATCATAGAATTAGATTAGAACCAGGTCATACGCACCCCGCCGTTGCAAATTTTGTAAACGATGCTATCGGATATCGTATGGATAGTGAAGTTTTGTTATTCTATAGTCCTTATGCTTTTGGTACTGCTGATGCCATTCGTTATGATCCACCAACAAAAGATAATCCTCGTGGTTTTCTTAGGATTCATGATTTGAAAACTGGCAAAACAAAACCAAAAATGGAACAACTACTTGTGTATGCTGCTTATTTCTGTTTGGAGTATGGTGTAAAACCTGAACGAACAGATTTTGAATTACGCATATACCAAGGCAACAAAATAGACACATATATTCCTGAAGCGGAAGATGTATATGATGTCTATAACACAATCAAAGAATTCTCCGCAATTCTTGAAAGAAAACCAGAATAGAAAGGCATAGCATGGATCTGGAAGATTATTATTTAATGCATACAGGTACCCCACACCAAGGTAATGTTCCTCACAGTGGACGCTATGCTTGGGGTTCTGGTGAAAATTCATATCAGCGAGCCACGTCTTGGTCGGACACAGTTGCGAAATATCGTAAAAATGGTCTAACCGATACTCAAATCGCTGCAAAACTTGGAATTACTACAACCGAATTTCGAGCTAGAAACACTATTTCTAAACAACAAATTCGATTGCACAATATTTCTAGAATTCAAGAACTAGCAGATAAAGGTCTAGGTTCTATTGAAATTTCTAGGCAAACTGGTATTCCTGAGTCAACTGTTCGTATGAATATGGATGCTTCGGTTAAACAAAAAGTTAATCGTATGGAGCAAGTTAAATCGGACTTAAAAGATTTAATTAAAGAAAATCCATATCTTGACGTCGGTCTCGGAGCTGCGCAACAATTAGGTATAAACGAAAATATGCTTAAACGTGCAGTACAACAACTTGAAGCTGATGGCTACCACATGCATAAAGTGTATGTTAAGAATGCCACAAACGACGACCATTGGGTTGAAATGAAAGTTTTAACCAAAGAGTCTAATCCGGATATTGTCAGAGAACACAAGCACGAAATCAAACCTCCTAATTTATATAAGACTGAAGACGGAACAACTAAATTAGGATTGAAACCAATCGAGCATCTTGATTGGAAACGTGTTGGTATTCGATATGATGAACAAGGAGGTACAGACAAAGATGGTGTTATGGAATTACGTCCTGGTGTTAAAGACCTTGACCTAGGAAATTCTAAATATGCTCAAGTTCGTATTGGTGTTGGTGGAACGCATTATCTTAAAGGTATGGCTGTTTACGGAGATCCAAAAGATTTTCCTAAAGGCGTAGATGTTATATTCAACACCAACAAGAAGCAAGGAACACCAAAAGAAGATGTTCTTAAGAAACTTAAAGATGACCCTGATAATCCATTCGGCGCACAAATTAAACCTAATGGACAAAAAGGTGCTATCAATAAAGTTAATGAAGAAGGTGACTGGGGAACTTGGTCTAAAACATTATCTTCTCAGTTTGTTTCTAAGCAACCACCTATATTGGTTAAAGGTCGTATTCAAAAGACATACGAGAAACTCCAAAAAGAGTTTGATGAAATAGCCAATTTAAATAACCCGGTAGTCCGTAGAATTATGATGGCAGATTTTGCAAATGGTTTAACCACCAAACGTCATAATTTGAAACTCACAGGTTTTGATCGAATGCGTGGTCAAGTTCTGTTACCTTTATCGGGTATCAAAGCTAATGAAATCTATGCGCCGAACTTTAAGAATGGTGAGAAGGTTGTTCTTGTTCGTTATCCTCATGGAGGAATATTCGAACTACCCGAACTTACTGTAAACAATAAGCTTGGTAATGGCCCTGCTAAATTCATGAAGGGTGCTAAAGATGCCGTTGGTATTGACTCTTCTGTCGCTAGCAAATTGTCAGGAGCAGACTTCGATGGCGATACTGTTATGGTTATTCCTAATAATAAAAACGGTATTAAGACAAGTCGTTCTTTAAAAGAACTTAAGAACTTTGATACTAATCAGTATTATTCTCCAGATAAGAATATTCTTAAGAGGGATTCAAAAGGTAACTGGACAATCAAGCAGAAGACAATGGGTGAAGTTTCTAACCTTATTACTGACATGACTCTTAAAGGCGCTAGTCAATCGGAGATTGCTCGTGCTGTAAAACATTCAATGGTTGTTATTGATGCTGAGAAACATAATCTAGATTATAAAAGATCGGAAAGGGAAAATGATATCCCCGCTCTAAAAAAGAAGTACCAGGATCACTACGATGTTATATCTGGCACTATAAAAAATGGAGCCTCCACTCTTATTTCTAGATCTAAAACAGAACACCGTACTCTAGAGACGTGGTATAAGGATCGAACTCCTGAAGAGCTAGCAGCTAATCCTAGACTTGCTCCTAAGATCAAGAAGACAAAAACTATTTCAACTGATCATGTTGTAGAAATGGTTAAGGATGCTAAGACCCTTGGTTCTGGCACCCCTATCGAAAACATGTATGGTGATTATATCAATGCCCTTGGTAAGATGCGAGACAAAGCTAACAAGGTTGTTGAGTCTTCACCTAACTTAGTAGTCAACAAGGAAGCTAAACTGAAGTATCGAGATCAAGTAGAGTCTCTACAACACAAGCTTAATACTGCTTTAGCTAACTCGCCTAGAGAACGTCAGGCACAGCTCATTGCTAACAAAGTTATAGCTGAGAAGAGAGATCCTGACATGCAGAAGGACCAACTCAAGAAGCTTAAACAACAAGCTATTGCTGCTGCTCGTCTTCAGACTGGTGCTGATGGAGCTAAGACTCGTATCAACATTGAAGATGATGAATGGAAAGCTATTCAATCTGGTGCTGTTAGTACTAAGATGCTTACCGACATCTTACGCTTTGCCAACACTGATAGAGTTAAACAGTTAGCTACACCTAGAGAAGAGAAGTCCCTTAGTCTATCTAATGCATCCAGAGCTAAGTCTATGATTCGTAATGGTCACAGCTATGCTGAAGTAGCTGAAGCTTTAGGCGTTAGCATCTCAACAATCCAGAACCTAGTCTAGTAGAAAGGAGAGACAACTGTTATGGAAGATTACTTACAAGCAACAACAGTAGTTGATACAATGTTAACTACATTCGACAATCCATACAATCCTTTCTCTGACTTTGATTTATGGAAGAAGTGGGATGAAGACAATGGTTACTTCACATCAGAACTACTAGCAGCTGTCATCGGCAACACTGACGATGTGTTAGATGAAGTTGAAGAAGCTCAACGTCATGCTATGGCCATCAACCTAATCATTGATGAAGGTCCTATCGAAGATGTTTGGACTGTTTGTCGTACAGACACACAAACACCGATTCGTCTACCAACTTCTGAAAATGAAAAATCAGAAGAATAAATTCACACCCCCATAGGGGGAGGGTCGCAAAAATTTTCGACCCTTTTGCATCGCCCCACCTCTTTGAAATTTCTCCGGAGTGGT